TTTTGCACAGCAAGCTAGTCAGATTGAGTTTATAAAGGCCGCACTTGCTGATTTCACCCCTGAAAACACAAATCAATTTGTAGTTGGAGGGCAACGTAAATCATACAGCATAGCGCGAGAGTTTAATGACCTAGTTGATTTGGCTGGTGGTGATGCTGTTACAGGAGATGCACAGTTATTCTTAGGCTGTGAAGTAAACACATTTGGTTTATCTATTCCTGCTGATGGTTTCGTAACTGCAACTTATGGATTTATTGGCAGTGATATGACTTTACATGATGCTAGTCAGGATGGATCTGCAACTTCTGTGACAGATAAAGTTCCGTACAAGGGTGATAATTGCCATATCATAATCGAAGATACTGGAGGTTCATCCAGCTTTGCGTCAAACTTTAACAGTGAGCAAACTATCATTACTCAGTTTGATTTGAATATTGAAAATGGCCTCGAGAATTCGTATGTGATAGGCAGTAACAAGCCAGTGCAAGGCCCAATAGGGCGATCAAGGATAACTGGATCATTCACAACGCATTTCACCAGTGGAGATGCTATGAATCGTTTCATTAACTCGCATGACACTAGAATTCATGTTTTATGCGGGGCGCATGATGCAACTGGTATGAGTTTTGAGCTTCCTAGATGTAGATTTACAAATGTCACCACAGAGGTCGGTGGCGAAGGCATGATAGAGGTGAATGTTGAATACACCGCACTAGAAAGAAGCGGTGTTGCTAGTTGTATTACATTTGATTCGGCAGAGTCATAGAAAAATCGCCCCTGAGGGGCGCATCACATTCTCTTGGGGGGAATATGAAATTAAAAGATATATATACCGTTGATGATCACGAGCTAGGGGCTGAAGTAAGAATTAGAGATGGAGAGGGTAAGCTTACACCTCTCTGGATTAAATGCAAAGGAGTTGACAGCGCATCGTATAGGAAACAAATTAAAGTTCAAAAAAGAAAATTTCAAGACGCATTGATTAATAATAAAGATGTTGACGAAGATTCTTTTGTAGTAGATGCTTTAGTTGAAAGTATTATAGGATGGCGAGGGACAGACGAAAAATACTCAAAAAAACTTTGCAAAGAGTTGTTAGAAAAAGCACCTTTTGTTCGAGAGCAAATTGACGCTTTTATGAGTGACAGAGCAAATTTTACAAAAGCCAAGCGGAAGAAATAATTTCGTTTGGCAAATGGGTTTTCCGCGCTCACTCTCTTTCTATTGATGGCAAGACTACCAAGCTTGAACAATGGAAAGCGATAGAGAGAATTTCAGGTACAACGCCTGAACCTCTTAAAAATATTCCAGAGCTTAAACACTGGAATGAACCGCTCTGGAAAGCATACAACACAATGCTACAAGGGTTAGATAAGCTTACCCTGCAAGACATCAAGGCGTATTCTGACTTGTATGATGAGCCATTTGAGCGTTGGGAAATTGACGCACTTTTAGGCATAGACCGAGCGAGGCTTGAGGCATGGCAAACGAAGTCGAAACGTTAATATTTAAAGCGCAAACATCTGATTTAGTAAAAGCTAAAAAAGATTTAAATAAATTAGAAAAAGCCGCTAATGATGCAGGTGACGCCACCGATGAAGGTGGTAAGAAACAAAAAACATTCGGTGCAATTCTCGCACAAAATAAAGGAAAGATTTTAGCCGTTACGGCCGCATTTGGCGCGATGGGTATAGCTATCAATCGTGGTTTGCAGGCTGTAGAAGATGCTGGCGCAAATTTTTCTATTTTAAATGCAAGGCTTGTAACTGCCACAGGAAGCACAGCTAATGCCGCACAAGCGTTCAAAGAGCTTAACGCCTTTGCTTTAGAAACTCCATTCACATTAGAAGAATCTGTTAACGGATTTGCAAAACTTGTCAATTTAGGATTAAACCCATCAAGAGAATCTATGGTTAGCTTTGCTAACACTTCAGCGGCTATGGGTACATCATTAGAGCAGATGATTGAAGCTGTCGCAGATGCTACTACATTTGAATTTGAAAGGCTGAAAGAGTTTGGTATAAAAACTAAACAAGAAACAGATAAAGTAATTTTTTCTTTTAGAGGCACTACAACTGAGGTTGAAAAAAATGCCACAGCAGTTAAGGAGTTTTTAGAAGAAATAGGAACTAATACGTTTGCAGGTGCGGCCATAGAGCAAACTAAAACTTTAGCTGGCTCTGTATCAAATTTAGATCAAAAGTTTGGATTGTTAGCAATTGCGGCAGGTGAAGTGGCTGGTGCTAATGATATATTTACTAAATCAAATAATGACCTTGCTGACACTATTTCTGATCCAGAGTTTCAAGAAGGAATAGCAATACTTACAGCTAAATTTGCAAGCCTCAAAACGGCAGTTACACAGGCGGCCGCTGGAGCCGTTAGTGCTACTGTTGATTTATTAACTACAACTGAAACAGAAGCAGAAGAAAAAAGAATAAAAGCAACTGAAAATCTGATAAATAAGTTCCAATTTCAAGTTGACACTGGAAATACAAGGCTTGCTAGAACAAGAGAAAGATTAGCTGAAGCAACAACCGAAAAAGAGATAGAGCAATTAAAAAATAGAGAGCAAAATAATATTGCTTTTATTAATAAATTTCAAGCAAAGATTGATGCACTTAAAAAACAAGATCCACTTGTTATCACACCTGTCATATCTGATGAACAAACTGGAACTGGTATTGGGCAGGGAGATGATAAACAAACACCAGAAGAAGAAAAAATTGAAAAAAAGAAAAAAATATTACAACAATTTGAAGAATTCAAGCAAGAGTTGAGAGGCACAGAGCTTGAAAGAATGAAAGAAAATTTTCTTCAACAACAAGAGCTAGAGAATGAATTTTCAGAACAACAACAACAAAGTTTTATAGAAAAAGAATTAGCTCTTTCTGATCTAAGAAATCAAAGTGTTTTGTCAACTATCACTGGCGAAACTGACATGTTCAAAAAAATGAAAAAACTGAAAAAGGCGGGAGTTAAGGCTGAGGATTTACATCAAAAAGAAAAAAACAAAATCATACTTGGTATGGGCGCACAATTAGCGGCAGGACTCGCAGGGCAGTCTAAAAGTAATTTTGAATTATTTAAAAAAGTTCGAATTGCTGAAGCTATTATTTCTGGTCGAAAATCTATTTTAAACAGTTATGAAGAAGGAACAGAAATAGGTGGCCCACCTGTGGGAGCCGCGTTTGCGGCTGTAGCTGCCGCTGCAACTTTACAGCATATTCAAGCAATAAGAAGCCAGCAATTTGAAGGCGGTGGCTCTGTGTCTTCTGGTGGTGGCGGTGGTGGTTCTGTTTCTGTTAGCTCGCGTTCTCCGACTACAGGAGTTCAGGCAGTTGATTCGTTAAACAACCGCAATATAATAGATAATCAAAATTCTGAGCCAACTGTTACGCCAGAACCAAGAGTTATAAATATTACAGTTAATGACTCAATTGATCCAGATGGTGCTAGAAGAATAATTGAGGCAATTAATGATGCCGCTGAAGACGGTTTAGAAATCAACGCTATGGTGAGTTAAATGGGATTTTTAGTTACACAAAATAAGTTAGATGACCTTTCACACACTGTAACATTTACGCAGGGAGCAGACAATTCTGACTTTCCATTTTCTAATTCTCATAATGGAATAATTTCTCAAGGTTTCAAAAATAATGCAAGTTCAGATCCTGTTATTATAATTGAATTTAGTGCAGCAACCGACGCTGATTTGGTTGGTATTTATTGCGCTAATGCAGATAGAAATTTCGATGTGGTCATTAGTTACGCACTTGTAGATTCAGTGAACACGTTTCAAAATTTTGGAAGCATTTCACACGTAACTGCAAATAATAAGTTTAACGCGATAAAAAAAACTCAACCGATAGGCGAAATAAAAAAACTAAAATTTACATTTACAAATCTTGGAAAAACAGTAATAAACCATATACACGTTGGTAGGAGTGAAGAAATTAATATATCTGCCCCTTATGTTCCACCGATGGCATTTCAAAGAAGACAAGTAGTAAAAAGGAATAATAAAGGTCTTCCATTAGGTTCTGAGCTTATGATCAAACCACAAAAATTATCAGTTAATACGTTAGCTTACACACCCGCACAAATAAATTCTCTTTTTAATGGAACTTTAGTGAGAAAAATGGAAACTTACCCTTTCATTATATATACAGCAGACGGAACACCCGCAGAAGATGTCAATAATGGATATTTATGCACATTAGATGGAGACTTAAATCCACCAGAGTACGTTGATCCAAACATAGTTAACTGGAGCTTTACAGCTTTAGGGTATACGTAATGTCAAGAGAGTTTCAACCATACCATTTAGGTGCAAATTTGTTTTTATGGCTAGATGGGAGCGATATTTTTGCTAATGACCAAGCAAGTGTACCTGCTGATGGTGATCAAATATTAAAATGGCATGACAAAAGTGTAAATGGTTATATCTTTGAAGCTACTTCTGCAAATGCACCCACTTACAATGCAACAAATAAAAAGATTGTTTTTGATGGAACTGAGCATCTAGCATGCACAGGAATTTCTAATTTTCCTACTACTGATGTTGCAAATCAAGGTGGATTCCATGCTTTTGTTGCAGGTTCTTTGACTAATGTCAATGACAGCCAAACAGATGTAATTTTTTCAGGCAAAACCTCTGATGCTAGTGGTGATTTTGAGTTTGTAAAAGAGAGTGGCAACAACATATCCTGTAATTTTCAATATAAGAATACATCTGGAGGTTCTGTAAATGTTGCCTCTGCTACTTCGGTTACAAGTGGTCAAGTTTGTATCTTTGAAGTTTTAGTTAGTGGTGCTTCTAATTTCACAATACCCGATGTGAATAACGCAAATAACTATTCGGTTGGTGTTTTAGCGGCATTAAAAGAAGCTACAGATCTGTTTATAGGTAGAAATACACAATCTGACGAACAAGAAAGTAACATGGAAATACATGAAATATTGATGTTTTATGATCAAGTTCAATTTGCTCAACGTAGAGGTATACAGGGGTATTTAAAACATAAATATAAT